AGTACGAATCCGGCTGAACAAGCATATTTCCATTTATTCGTTTGTCCTGCAGACAATTCTAGCAATACCGGAGGTGCTAGGGCAATTGTCGAGATTGAGTATATAGCAATTTATACGGAGCTTAAGCAATTATCATCGTCTTAATTAAGTGAGTCGTCAAATCACGACCCGAGCAGGGCAGGGATTATATGAAAGACAAACGGGGGCGACGACGAAGGAGTCGGCTTCAGCTGGCAACCCCCGTTTTTCTTGAGTAAAAATAAGCCCTGAGTGATTTACGGAACGAACGGTATATTATTAATAGATTTTTATAATGGCTGTATAACATTATAAAAAATTTCAGCATAGATTTAGTTGTTATCTGTAATACCCCCATACTCTTTCATCAAATCTCTGATATCAAAAATTTGCCAACGATCTTCGGACATTTGTTTAGTGTCAGGTTTTTCGTTAGCGAAAACAAACAGGTGAGGACAATTGAAAACAATTTGTCCACTTTCGTACTTGCCTGAAAAGACAAGACCATCTTTAATACACTCTAGTGCTCCATAATTTACAAAGTCAAGACTAGAGCGGGGGATATTACAGACAACGAGTTCTTTATAAGTTCCAGCATCAATAGATTTTTTCACGTTGAAGAAAGCATCAGAGGCTTTGCCTCCTATTAAGATTGCCCCATATTTAACACAGAGATATTTGAGTAGTTGGGTTTTCCCAACTTTGCCGTCAGGTTCACAGAACCAATAGATAGTTCTTTCATCGGGCTCATTCTCTAGGATCTCCATTATTTTTAACTGCCACCCACGAGGTTCATATACTTTAACAGGTTTAGGTATAACGATACCTTTAACCCATTGCTTACCGTTTCGAGTTTTCTCTTTAGAACAGTATGCTAGAGATTTTTCAACTTTTTTCGTGGGTTTCCATCTTATACGGCTATTAAATTTTTTTAGGGCTGTAAGTCTCATTTTTTTTTTAAGCTTCAGGACGCCTTGAAAATGTGGCGTCCCACATATTTCTCCAACTTCTTCCTGAAATATGTACCAATCACATTCGTGATCGAAAATTATACAGAGAAGGTCAGCATCCTTCTCATCATAATTATTAAGAGTAAAACACCAGTAGGTGTAATCACTCGCTTGTTTTTTTGCGCTATTTGCGTCATCAGTGTCAATAGGAGAGGGCAACGCGTCATTATCAGTATTACCAGCGTTGCGCTCCCCAGAGCTTTTTGCGCTATCATGCATTTTATTAGGTGTAGCCATGTCTTTAAGCCAGTTTTTTTCTTTAAGCCAATATTTTTTTTTTTTTTCTTGGCTCATATAAATGCCCCGTAATGCCAAGAAACAGACCAAGAAAGGTCGTAAGCGTGCCCCCAAGCGTATGCGTAGAGGACGCCGAAAATTCGCCAAGACCACCTACAAAGGTAGGGTTACTAAGGTCGCTGGTGCTTTGCCTCTGCCCAGTAAGTTTACGGTCAAACACCGTTATATTGAGGATGTAAAACTGCTAGACCCAAGTGGTTTAGTTCCTGCCATCTATTCATTCCGAGCTAATAGTTTATTTGACCCAGATTATACAGGATCAGGACATCAACCAATGGGCTTCGACAACATTATGCCTTTCTATAATCACTACACCGTTATAGGTTCCAAGATTAGAGTTAGATTTATATCTGCTGAGATTACTAATACTATGCCTCAAGTTTGTGGAATTCTTATGAATGGTGAACAAACGGTATCATTACCTAATTGGCAGAACTTAGCAGAACAAGGGAATCTGACCTATGGGCATTTGATCCAGAACACTGGAGATTCATCTTGTGAAATCCAACTCACACGTACATTTTCAGCTTCCAAGTACTTTGGTCGTAAAGGTATATTAACAGAAGACGACTTCAGGGGTACCGCAAGTACGAATCCGGCTGAACAAGCATATTTCCATTTATTCGTTTGTCCTGCAGACAATTCTAGCAATACCGGAGGTGCTAGGGCAATTGTCGAGATTGAGTATATAGCAATTTATACGGAGC